TTATATTCTAGGGTATAGATGAATCTCGAATTCATCTTGTTTTGACCAATCTTTTTTTCGTTTATATGTCGCTTTTTCAAGGATGGACTTGAGAAGGCGATTTTTCTTTTCTATATCATCAGTATATCTATATGCTTCAACAACGTTTCTGAGAGCTGGAATATATTCGACTGTATTTTTGATCTTCATTTGTTCTATTTGTATTTCCTCTTCTAATTCAGATATAACGGATTCTACATCTTTTATTTTTCCTAACACAATATCCTGGCGTTCTAAAAACGTTTTAATGTCATACACTTTCTTTTCTAAAAAATCATGCAAATCATTTTTTTGTATGCGCAGCTCTGCTAACTCTTTTTTCTTCTTTGCTACTACTTTCTCTTTAATCGGTATAATATTATCTTTTTTTTCAACAGGAGAATCCACTTCGAATTTCCTAATAAAATTCTCCAACTCTTGTAAAACTCGTTCTTCTACTATGTCAAGGTACGAGCTTTTCTGTACACCTTTACATTTAGGGTTAACACAGCGCATCATTGCGCTTCTTCTGTTTACACGAGGTTGAGCCAATATAGAACGATCGCAAATATCGCATTTCAATACACCAGCTAGAGGATTGGAAAGTTTTTTGTCTAAGTTATAAGAAGGTGGGCGGTGGCGACCCGAGTGAGATTCATTTGCCTTTTCCCATAATTCACGAGAAACAATCGCTTCGTGAGCATCTTCTTTAATTATCCAGTCTTTTTTATCGACTCTTTTTTTCTCATACTTGCCATGTCTTTTTTTATAGCTGAATTTCCCCCATACAATATCACCTTTATAAACCTCGTTTTTAACGATGGAAGTAACCATGCTAGGTGACCAAAAATCACGTTCTGGGTTCGGTGGAGAAATGCCTAGCTTGTCCAGTTCATTTGAAACGGCTTGTCTACCTGATCCGTTTGCGACCAACTGAAATATTTTTTCTATAACCCATGAAGTGTCCTCATCAGGATGAAGGATCAACTTCTCATCTCTTGAGTAGCCGTATGGTGGTTTCTTGGAGATAGACTTACCTTCTTTAGCGCTATGCCTTCTTCCACCTTGCATACGTCTTGTAATCGCTTTTAGTTCTCCTCTAGCAACTAGAGATTTAATTCCGAATACTAATTCCCATTCTTGTGATTCGGGGTCGTAAGTCTCTGTTGGCGTAATTAATAAGGTTCCAGAGTAGCGGAACGCTCGATCTATTAACCCTTGATCAAACATGTCGCCACGACCTAAACGATCCAGGTCCATAACAACAACTGCGTCAACAGCGCCGTTTTCTATCAGTTTTAACAATTTCTGCATTTCTGGTCTTTCTATTACAGATTCTCCAGAAACCACTTCCTCAAAGGGCTCTAAGGCCAAATCATACCCCTCGTGCTTGATTAACGCAAAGAGCGTCTCTCTGTGGCGATTCAAGGTATCGTATGTATCGCCGCGCTTTCGTTCTTCTTCAATATCTTTCCTACTTTTACGCAAATAAATAAAAACCTTCATATAAACACCTCTACCCAATTATATAAACGGCTATACACGAATAGCAATATGTATTTTATGCAAATAAAAAAGGAGTATCAATAGAGATTCTCCTTTGTGTATTTATGAAACTTTTTCTTTTGGTTCCATTACTGTTGATAATATTATTTTTGGCTCTGCTTCTTTTGTACCGACGACTAAAAAATTGCCAATTTTGATAGTTTTCCCCTTGCCGAGTTGGTCACATTCGATAAATTTCAAGAAAACACGCCTCCTAAATTACTACGAACATAAGTTCTTAGCTGTATAATTTTTATTATACATCTCCTTGTGTTTTCCGTCAGTGGATTAATTTACCTATTGTTTCCCTTTTTCGACAAACATTAGTCTGATTTTTCTGTTTAGTGTTGATTTCAAAGCATTCTTAATGTCGTTTTTTGTCTAACGATTACATGTTATGTTTTTTGATTAGTGCCAATACTGCCTTTATTTCTTCGGGAGTAATGGATTTTTCCTTCATTTCCTCAGCGAACGCAACCCATTCAGCCCCTAGGTCTTTTAAACGATCAGAAAGTTTTCCTTCTTCGCCAAAAAAGAAAAGTATGGGAATATCGTACACCGTACAAACATTTTCCAATATAGCGGGTGTAATCTTTCTTTCACCACGTTCGTATTTACCTAATGTACTCCAATTTATGTCTAATTTATCTGCTAATTCCTCAAGGGTGTCTCTATTTGCTTCTCTAACTTCTCTAATCTTTTTTCCGTATTTAAGATCCTCTTTACTAGCCATATTAATTTCCCCTTTTTTAATACGATAATATGCTCCATTATAGCATGTGCATAATATGTAATTTTACCTTTCTGATTAAACAAATTAAACAAACGAAAAATAATTTGCCAAAACGGACAAAAAAAGTGTTGACTTTCCCGTTTTGGGAAAATATAATAAAGTCAACACCTTCCCAATATGGGAAAAAGAAAGGAGGTACAAAGTGGGTACGAATTATAAAAAACTCCGTGAACTCCGATTGAAAAAGGGGTTAGAACAACAAGAAATGGCTGAGTTATTAGGGTATAAATCACCATCTAAGTATAATGAGATTGAAAATGGTCATCGTCAATTACCAGTGAACAAAGCAGTAAAGGCCGCGAAAATTTTAGGCTGTTCGTTAGATGATATTTTTTTTATTTAACAACTTCCCAAAATGGGAAAAGGAATGAGGCGATTAATTGCTAAATCAGTTCGTCCACAGTACATCACCGCATAAACATGATGTAAGAGGTGATGTGGGAATGGATATTAAAAAAACTGTCATTGGTAATACGGTCATCTATACACACTCTCCACTCGCAAATTTTTCGGATCAAGAAAAAAAGAAGTGGTTTGAAGCTGAAAAAGTAAAAGGTAATCCGATTCTTAAAGAAATCGAAGCTGCGGTAAATGCTTGCTATCAAAACTAAGGAGGAACAAAAATGAACATCGAAAAAAAAATAGCGATCGTCCGTAAAGCCTTGGAAAATGGTGCAGCTATCAGAATGTCTTTTGATAATGTCATCGGGATAGGTCAAGCTGAAAAGCTCATTGCAAACTTGGTTCCGACTGAATTAATGGAACACAACCAACATAAAGGTGCTCAGTGGTTTTCTTTCCGCGACTATGATGCAAAATTCGATATTACTGCTTTTTATGACAACTCTCTCGAAGAGCGTAAATTGTACGAAACTCGTGAATTTGAAAAGTTCATGGACGATGATGTTCAGTTAGATGGTATGCCAGATGCCTGAGTCAATTTTCTTCTATCTCTGCGACTGTCACGATGCTGGATACATGCCAAGTGTAGAAACACTGACTGAAATATTCACTCATTTGGAGCAAGACGAAATAGAGGAGTACAAGGCGCGTTTTATTGCAATTCACGATATGGAAAATATCGAGGAGGAAATCGCATGAAATTATACGAGTTAACAACCCATTACAATACGTTGCAGGATATGGCTGAGGAAATGGATCCTATCACATTCCGTGATACGTTGGAATCCATCGAGGAAGCAATTGAAGATAAAGCAGAAAACTCAGCTAAATTGGTTCGTTCTTTGCAGGGTGTTATCGAAGCGATTAAGTTGGAGGAAAAAAGGTTTGCTGATAGACGAATAGCTCTTGAAAACAAGATCGTATCCATTAAATCGTATCTCCAAAATCAAATGGAGGTTGCTGGCATAGATAAAGTGAAGCGTCCAACTTTAACCATATCTATTGCGAACAATCCTCCTGCTGTAGAAATTGAAGATGAAAGTCTAATTCCATCTGATTACATGGTACCTCAGCCTGAGAAAATTGACAAGAAGGCGATTCTTGCAGCTCTCAAAGAAGGGGAATTAATTGAAGGGTGTACATTAACTCAAACAAGGAGTGTGCGTATACGATGAATATTTACGAAAAATTAGTTGAGGTCCGCAAATCCGTCCCGTACCTTCAAAAAGAATCGTCGGGTAAACAATACAGTTATGTTGGTAGTTCTCAGGTGTTGGCTAGTGTTCGAAGCAAGATGGATGAATTAGGATTGCTTCTTATTCCTCGGATTACTGGAAAGAACGTGCTTGAATCGCCAATCGAAATGAAAGACAACAATGGAAACGTCACTAAACGCACCACAACCTACTTCACTGAGTTGGAAATGACAATGACATGGGTTAATGCTGAAAAGCCTGATGAAACGATAGAATGCCCTTGGTACGGTCAGGGTGTGGATATAGCAGGAGAAAAAGGCGTAGGGAAAGCGCTCACGTATGCCGAGAAATATTTTATCCTAAAACAGTTCAACATTGCTACTGATAAAGATGATCCAGATGCATTCCAGGAAAAGGCTGAATCTTACCGCAAACCAGAATTGGTTTCTTCTACAAATGTCGGGTTATTGAAAACTGCAGCTATGGAATTTGCTAAACTTCGCGGAAAAACGGATGCTGACGTTTACACTTCTTTACAAATTGACAATATAGAATCACTCACTGATAAAGATGCAAAACTTATCATTACAAAAATTAACGGGTGGATTGCTTCTGCTGAAAAAGAATTGAAGAAAAAACAGGGGGCTTAACAGCCCTCTCATAAGGAGATGCCATCATGAGATACACCATAACCGATATTCAAAAACACTTTGAAAATCAACGTAACTCAGTCGATGCTCAATCTTACGATATGATTCAATCCCTTATCGAAAAATTCAAAGATGTATCAGACGAATTGATTGATATGAATCGTCATTACATGCACAAGTATTGCGGCGGTAGCCTAGATGTGTGGATGAAAGATAATTCTGCTTATATAACCAAAAGGAGGAAGTTTAAATGAGTGCAATTGTATTGTTCGCGGTAATCTTTTACTCATTCTTCGGTGGATATTATTATCGGGTGGTGATGAAGGATGAAGGATAAGTTACAGGAAATTAAATTGAATTTAGATTACCCAAACCATGCAACAAACGGAAATGGGCAAGAAGAATTGTTTTACATGGTAATAGATACCGAATTTAATTGGCTGATCCAAGAGGTTGAGCGCCTGCGTATTGTAGAGCAGGCGTATCGAGCCTACATGAAAGCTAGGTGATACTTTGAAACCCATCATTAGCAAAATCAATATGACAGTATTAGCGACCAGCCAACGCAGAAAAATTTGTGAATGCGAACCCTTGTGTACAAAAGCTATCTCTATTTCCACCTATAACGACGGTATTATCGTGTGTTGGAGCGATGCAAGGAAAACACTATACGAAATGATCAGCACGCTTGACGAAGATACCAGGACCACATGGACCCATGAAGATGAGCAATTTGTTATTAGTCATTATGCCAATGGCTCCTATTACGGCATTAATACGAAAATAGCTGACCAGTTGGGCAAGTCATACCCCCAAGTTAAAAGTAAGGTTCGGCAATTGCAGAAGAAGGGGTTAATAGGCGTTTGACACTCAACTTCCGAACGGTTCGGAACGTCCTTCTGAGTTACTCGGAAGTTCCGAAGTGTTCGGAACGGTGTAATAGATAGTTGACACAAATTATGCATTAAGGAGGGCAAGACATGAGTGATAAAATCGCAAAAATTGAAGAGATAAAAAAGCAGTGTGAAATAGCATTGAGGGGTGGAAGTACGACAGATTATACTCTGAATCAAATTAGAAAAATACTAAACAGTTAATTAACAGTACGATTAAACTGCGACATTAAAAGGAGATGGAGTTAGTGGGAGAAATTAAGGAAATGGAAGAACATATAAAACAAAATTGGTTCGCTAATCATAAAGCGAAATTAACTGAATATGAGGATATCTCCATTCTTGATTGGAGAAAAGAAGGAACAAATATGTACTCGGTACGCTATATTTTTGCTGGCAATAGGTTATATATATCAGGTGATATCGGCGATGCAATCTTTGATCTGACTTGGCGATCAACACCAAAAAGCTTTGATGATGTTGAAATAGGCTATTTGTTAGGAATGTTATCTTGTCATTCTCGTGATCGGTGGCATTTCGATGAAGGGAAAGCACTTAATGATCTAAGAGAGTGGTATGAGGAAGCTATCCATGATGCAGAAGGAAAATACCTTAAAGAAACAAATGAAATCCATAGCAATTTAAAACAAATTATTGAAAGTGTTACTTCTCCAAAGGAATTAGAAAGAGAGCTTTATGATTACTATATGGACAACTCATTTTATTATTACGAAGGTGAAGACTTCTCTATGTTTTCTGATTTCGGAAAGAAGCTACCTAATGTATTTGTTGCTTATCTTTTAGGAATGAAATTAGCTAACGAACAACTAAAAGTTATCGCATAGTTAAAATAGAAAGGTGTTCATTATGTCAAAAATGCAGGAGATATATGAACAGGCCCAAGAAGGGAAAAAGTTTAAAACTGTTTCAGATATTTTGGGTGAATCATTAAATATTAGATCCGATTTAGTGGGTAGAAATAAAGCGATGCAGGAATTGACTAAAAAACACTCTAAGTATTTTAAACGAATAAGCTGTTCATTTATACAAAGGAGAGGATATGAAAATGTACGGTTATGAAGAAGACTTTTATAATGAACCATCGGAATTTGATATTGCGGTAACTGAATTTAAACAATACTTAATGAAATCTGTTAAAGAAAATTTTGTTTCTGAGATGGATAGATTAAGAAAAGAAAATAAAGAACTTCAGGGGATTAAAGCTAACTTAGAAGCAGTTAAACAGGATTTTGAAAATAAAAAGAGGCAGCTCGAGAGTGAATATCAAACACTTAAAAGTAATGTTCGTCGAGAACGTTTGGTTGACCTCACGAAAGATCATAAAGTCATCCTTTACAGAGCTTACTCAAAACATATTTTACCGCAAAAATGTAATAAGTGTGATACGAACAGAAGAATTGAATACATTTCACCTCTTGGTAGAAAAGCACGCGAGGATTGCTTGTGCAAAGAAGGAAAATCTGTTTATTACCCTCACGAATTCATACGTTATGAGTTTAAATTGAACAGAGATAAAAACGGTGTGACAGCATGGTACAGACAATACAGTGACGATGATGATGGTTTTGTTTCAGACAGTTCCATACATGTGAAAAATACCTATTCTCCTGATATGAAGTTTGATGACTTAAATCAATATAATACTTTCTTCAAAACTGAAGAAGAATGTCAGAATTATTGCGATTGGTTAAATGCTAAAGAGTAATGTCCAGTCGGATTCAAAAAAAGAGGGCGCTGGTTATTATCCAGTCACCCTCTCAGCGTTACGAAGTTTCTTTTTCTCAAGTAGTTCAACGTACTTTAAGCCTTTAATGAGCAGATCAGCAATAGCAGCAGAACGATTATCTTTTCTCTTTGCAAACCGGTAATCATCAACTTGCTCCAATAAAATTTGTTCAAGTGAAATCGTAGTGGTTGGTTTAGATGAATCTTTACGAACATGGGCCATTTTGCGTACACTCCTTTATTTTTGGATTAACGTAATACGTTAATAAGTTATTACTTATCTTCTTCTTGAGATTTAAGGTGTTGTTCTAAAAGATGTTCGATTTCCTTTGCTACTGATCGTTTGTTAGTCTCAGCTTGTTTCTTGATTGTTTCAAATAATTCTCCATCCATTCTTAAAGTAAAACGTTTTTGCTCAGTCATTTTAATTTGCTCCTTTTATTAAGTGTGATGTCCAATTGACACCAGTATAATGCAAAGGAAATAAAATGTAAACACTTTGACGTCAAAAATATGAAAACATTACTATTAATAGTTTGACGTCACTTGTCTGACGTGGTAAGATTAATATATGGAGGTGACGTCACAGATATGACAAACGATGCGAAAAAAGTTAGGAAAAATTTCACACTCCGTATCAAACATGATCTTAGCGATAAGATCAAACAGGAAGCGGCTAGTTTAGGGGTTTCTCAAACTGCTTACATCACGACGATTTTACATAAAGCTATGAAACAACAAATCTCATAGAAGGGGGTAATTGAATGAGCACAAGAGTTGATAATTGGACAAGTCATGAGGATAAAGTTTTAGCAGATACAATCCTAGAATATGTGAGGTATGGAAAAACTCAGCTTCAAGCGTTCGATGATACGGCGGAACTTATTGATCGTTCAGCTGCGGCGTGCGGATACAGATGGAATACTTATCTAAGGAGTGAACATAAAGAAGCGTTGAGGCTAGCTAGAAGGGAGAGGAGGCACCAAAAGTTAGATACACCAAAGATGGAAATTCCTGTTCATCTTGAACTTGTTGAAAATAAGAAGGTATTGACTGTTGATGATATAGATATCAAAGAATTTAAAGGTCATAGAGTCGTAACTTTTAAGAATATCGATGAAGTTCATGGAAGACCAGAAGGAACAGCGAGGAAGAATTTTAATCAACATAAAAATCGCTTTATTGAAGGCGAAGATTTCTTCGTACGAAATTCCGACGAAGCCGCAAAAGAGTTTGGGGTGATAGCTCCTAATGGATTAAAGCTATTAACAGAGTCGGGGTATCTAATGCTAGTTAAATCATTTACTGATGATTTAGCCTGGAATGTTCAACGAAGCTTAGTTAAAAGCTATTTCAGAGTCAAGCAAACAGAACAAGTCGTCAGTTTACCGACTACATTTGCAGAAGCTTTAAGGTTGGCCGCGGATCTCGAAGAGCAAAAACAAAAGCTTGAAGTAAAAACGATGATGCTTGAACAGCAGGTTGCTGAATATGAGCCGAAAATAAACTATATAGATACTATTCTTCAATCAAAGGATACTTTGCTGGTTTCGCAAATTGCGGAAGATTACGGTTTATCAGGTAAGAAGTTAAATCAGATCCTTCATGAAGCGAGAGTCCAACATAAGATGAATGGCCAATGGTTGTTATATTCACAGCATAAAGGTCTGGGGTTCACAGAATCCCAAACATATAATTTCCTAAAACAAAATGGAGAAGAAGGTTCAAAACTTTACACTAGATGGACGCAAAAAGGAAGACTGTTCATCCACACAATTCTCACCAACAGAGGTATTACGCCTTTAATGGATAAAAATGAACAAGAAAAAAGTCCAGTGCGCCAACACTAGACTCTAAAAGTTAAATTCATTTAATAAATACTATGATCCTGTAGTCCAATTATATACCATTTATTTCATTGTGGCTACAGGATCGTACGTTCGAAATATACAAGTAAGGAGTGTTTATATGGCAGATGTGAAGTGGATCAAGCTGAGCACTCACATGTTTGAAGATGAAAAAATTCGTTTGATTGAGTCTATGCCTGAAGCTGACACGATCTTAATAATATGGGTGAAACTTCTTGCGCAAGCAGGTAAGACAAATGCGTCTGGTTTTATTTATCTCAATGAGAACATTCCGTACACAGATGAGATGATTGCGACTATCTTTAATCGTCCTCTTGCGACTGTGAGATTAGCATTAAAGACACTCGAAACGTTCGGAATGATAGAAATTTTTGACAATGATTTTATAAGTATTTGCAATTGGGAGAAGCATCAAAACGTTGATGGGCTTGAGAAAATCAGAGAGCAGACAAGAAAAAGAGTTGCTCGTCATCGTGAATCTCAAAGTATCTCAAATGTAACGTTACAGGTAACGCATGGTAACGCAACAGATATAGATAAAGAACTAGATATAGATAAAGAAAAGAATAAAGATCCTTACTCAAACGAGTTTGAACAATTCTGGTCTATCTATCCTAGGAAGGTTGATAAGAAAAAGGCTGCTAAATCATTCAAGACAGCACTTAAAAACCATTCTTTAGAAATCATCTTAGCTGGTACCGAAAAATATGCACAGCAAGTCCAAAAGACGGACAAGCAATATATCAAGCATCCTACGACATTCTTGAACAACGATTCTTTCATAGACGGATATGAAGAGGGGGGCGGACGATCTGGAAAAGATGAAACTGCCGAATTTGGAGGGACTATCCTTCCTTTCTGAAAAATGTTATTTGCATACGACTATTGCCTTCGGTAAAGAAGTGGTCAAACCAGTACAAATGATGATCATTGATGGCTTGGAGGTTTGCCCGCGTTGCGAAAAGGAAAAGCAAGACGAATTACTAAGGCTTGAACAACAACGTTTCTACGACAACGCTGAACGACTTATTCGGCATAATACATTAATGCGAGAAAGCTTGGTAAGCGATAAAACTATTCTAAATGCCCGATTCGATAATTATAAGGTTACGCAAGACGAGCAGCAGACTAATAAACAAAAAGTTATGCTCCGAACCGAACAGTATCGAAATGGACACACGTTTAATATTTTTATCCAAGGTACTCCGGGGGCAGGAAAAAGCCATTTAGCTTATAGCTTACTGAAAAGCATTCACGATTCATCTGAAACTGTTTCCTGTTTATATATCGATATTGACGAAATGATTCGGAAAATTAAGGATTCTTTTAATAACAAAGATAGTAAGTTTACAGAATCCTATTTTGTCAAATTGCTATCAGAAGTGGATTTTTTAGTATTGGATGACTTAGGTGCGGAGGTCGGGAGTATTGACACGACGAAACAAGCAACGGACTTTATCCAAAGGGTGTTAAGAGCAGTGTTAAACGCTAGGCAAGATAAAAGCACCATTACAACGTCAAACCTTTCTAGTGTCCAGTTGAAGAGCATATACGACGCGAAGATTATTTCAAGGTTATTTAAAAACCCCCATTACGTGGTTTTTGAGAAAACGAAGGATCAACGAGTTGTAAATATACCTTTCTAAAGGAGTGGATAACATGCCTGTTTATAGAGGGTTTGGCTTGTATATGGATGAGGTTGGGGTTCCGCCTCGTAGGTTAATGGAGGAAGATTATCTTTGTTTGATTGATGAAGCTCTGGATAAAAAAGATTCGGAATGGTTTGAATCATTACAATCTCGAATGAGGGGTGAAGAGGTTGACGCTAATCATTAGTACTGAGCGTGTAGCGGAGGATATTATTCATTTGGTCCAAGAAAATGAGAGTATTCATTTGTCGGATAAATCAAGATGGGATATTTTCAGCAACGTCAGAGAATCAAATATCACCCTTCAAAGTGAGATAGAGAAAATCAGGGAAGAAAACCCATGGAAACGTTGGAATGAGTTCAAACTTTATTTGAAACGAGAGAAGCCGCCAGGGTATGAAGAGCTTCTTAAAGTAATGGAACGGCTAGATCGGCAGGAATACATTCGATCAAAGTGAGGTGCGGTATGAGCGCTAAATATACAGAACTATATCCAGGAGCGTGGCAAGTAACATCTTGCTACCCTCCCGGTTACTGGGAAGCTATAGGAAAACGTGATGCGGAAAATCTTTTGCAGGAAGTGAGGGAGGAACGTGAGCGCAGAACAGGACAAAGTAGTGATCATTCTGGATGGAAAGAAATTCGATTGGCGTGAAAGTGCGCTGCAACGTGCAGTGGATCTTTGGAAACAAGGGCTGTCAGGTAAACAGATTGCTAACTATTTTCGTGTATCCATGGATGAAGCGTTTTTAATGCTCATGCATTTAGGGGATGTAGGAATGATTGATACTAGGCCGGGCGGTTGGCTGGGGAAATAAGGGATGGTTGAGAATGGGGCTAAGTAGGAATAAAGTAAGGGGGAATAAACGTGATCTCGGCGCTGGACAAAGAAAAAGTGGCAGAAGAAAATATCAGGTTGGTTTATAAAGTGGTATCGAAATTTAGAAATACACATTTTGATTATGACGATATTTTAAGTGCTGGCATGTTTGGATTTAATAATGCGATAAATGCTTATGATTCGGATGGACAAGTGAAGTTCTCAACGTTTGCTTATACGTGCATCAAAAACGAAATTTATTTATTTATGAATGAACAAAGAATGGATAAACGGAAAGCCAATAACGAAGCATCGAGTCTGGATGTAAAAGCGAGAAGTAATGCAGGCGGGAGCACAACTAGAGAGGTATCATTAAAAAATATTATACCGAATCCAGAATCGGAGTATGACTGGGAAGGCATTAACGAAGCAGTTGAAATGGTTTTTAAAAAATTAACGGATAAGCAGCGTGTTGTATTTTCAAAATTTTTAGAAGATAAAAAACAAGATGATATAGCTAAAGAACTAGGGAGAACTAAGCAAGCGGTATCTGTTATGGTTTTAAAAGTATTGAAGATGGTCAAGGAAGAATACTGGAGAGGGGTGTAACTTATGGTAACAGCCGTTAAAAATGAGGGTGGTGCTGTGAGTGTTTGAGTACAAGCCTACACCTAAACCTAGCCATCAAAGAAGAGTAGCTAAACGTGGTGATCGTGGAAAGTTCTCTAATAAAACCATTCGGGAAATATCAGAACGGGATAATCACCAATGTGTAAGATGTGGTTCGCACCATTTAGAAAATGTTCCCCATCATGTTATTTATAAATCCCAAGGCGGAGATAACAGCAAAAGAAACGGTGTAAGTATTTGTTTAAATTGTCATAGAGAAGCTCACAAATACCAGGTAGTGCGGAAGGATTTTGAAAAATGGGTGGAAAATAATCTGGATGAAAATGGAGACAGATTATGAAACGTTATGTGTCTTATGAAATTGAAGATGATGTAGACGGGGAGCCATTGGTAGTAATACAGGTGCTTGATAGCAAACCAATCAAGGTGGATTTTATTATCTTCGATAAAAAATAGCATATAAAATCCCTATTATCCAGTTTAGTCAATTTAAATACGAACAGTAAAGGGGAACAAGCATGGCAAAGAAAATGGATGATTCAAAATTAGGCACACCATTTGTTGTAACTGGCTTATTGCACATGGTTGAAGATGAAGGATTTACGCCCCGAGAAGCTATGGAAATTCTTGAAGATATTAAAAACCAAACATTCTTTGCATTGATGGATATCCAAAAAGAGAAAAGAGGAAAACAATCATGATGAATCGAGTTGTATTAGTAGGTCGCCTTACCAAAGATCCTGAGCTTCGCTATACACCGAATGGAGTGCCGGTAGCAACTTTCACATTAGCTGTTAATCGTCCATTCAAAAACCAAGGTGGAGAACAGGAAGCAGATTTCATTAACGTGGTGGTTTGGAGAAAGCCTGCTGAGAACGTAGCGAATTTCTTGAAGAAAGGCTCGCTTGCTGGAGTAGATGGTCGGGTCCAAACACGGAACTACGAGGGGCAGGATGGCAAACGTGTATATGTGACAGAGATTCAAACTGAATCGGTGCAGTTTTTAGAGCCTAAGAGCCAGAATGCAGGCGGTGACAATCAAACGAATACAAATACATCCGGCAGCAATTCAAATCGCTCCCAAAACAATTATACGAGGGTGGATGATGATCCATTTGCAGGGAACGGAAAAACGATTGATATCTCAGATGATGATCTTCCATTTTGAAAATAATCCATATGGGGTGATTAAATGAAAGCTGTTTATCAAGAAAAGATGAAACGGAATGTTGTTCTTGAACGGTTGGAAGAATTGAGAATTACACATACGAAGCAAGGACAGTCAATTTACACCCTAGGATATGCATCGTTGAAACGTGAATTAGCATTAGCTTCTTTTAGAGAGGATGAATAGCAGATGAAAATTTTATTAAGAACCACGTGGTGGGAAATTAACTTTGATTGGAGAAACTTCGGTATTGGTTTATTTTCATCATCTCGATGCACTATCGTTCAAATTGGTTTCATTTCAGTAATAAAAGATCGACCAATAAAAACAATTAGAAGAAAAGGTTAAGATTATGAACCTAACAAAAGCGAATCTGAGCCAATTATTATTCTTGGCTCGATTCACTCCATATAGAGAAGCAGCACTACATGAACTGGAGGTAAGGGAGAATGAATTTTCACATATATCAAATAAACGTAGAACGAACAATTCCGAAAGATAACAGAAATGAATTGTTAAAAAACTTCGTGTTCGGGTTGATTGGTGAAAGCGGCGAAGTAATAGATGCGTTAAAAAAGAACATCTTTCATGGGCATGAACTAGATCGTGACAATATGGTTAAAGAAATTGGGGACACGCTTTGGTATTTAACAGCAATTGCTTCTGCATTAAATATCACGATGGAAGAAGTAGCTGAAACAAACATTGATAAGCTAAAGAAACGGTACCCATCTGGCTTTTCCCATGAAGCTTCGGTGAATCGAAATGACTAAAACAGACCGTGAATTTTATATCGAGTGGTTAGCTATGACCGGAAACTATTCCAAATCCTTTTACGAGAAAATGAAAGATGAAGAATTAGAGTTTTATTATAAAGAGATGGTGGAGGAACAACATGGGTAGGATCAACAGCAAGAAAACAATCGTTGGCGGGATAGTATTTGATTCTCAATTGGAGGGGCAATTCTATCAGCACCTTACCAACGATCCTAATGTGAAACATATCGAATTACAGCCCCAATACACCTTATTAGAGCCATTCAAAATAAGATGCAGTAAATGTAAAGGGGAGGGCAAAACGCCTTCTCCTAAGACTGACAGGCTGATTAAATGCAAAACGTGTGAAGGGACAGGAAAACGAAAAAGACGCGGTTCAACTTATCATGCTGACTTTAAGGTTACTTATATGAATGGTGAAGAAGAGGTAATCGATGTGAAGGGATGGGCCAATGAACGCTTTCCCATGACTAAGAAACTATTTGAATACCGATATGGGCAAGAGTTGATTGTGATTAAGAGAAAAGGCAAGGAGTGGGTGAGGGCGTAGTGAAAAATAAAATTGAAATTTATGATGATATCACTGAAATTTTTATGGTGAATAGAAGTGGGAAACAGTTTTCTACAATCATAGATACAAAGAATTTGCCCAAAATAAATAATTTAGGATATTCATTTAATGTGAATTTATCGCAGAAGGATCCCAGATATAAATACGCTGTTGCAACAGTCCTTAAACCGAACGGAACTAAAGTTTTGTTATCTCTTCATCGATTAATTACCGATTGTCCAGATGATATGGTTGTAGATCATATTAATCATGACACTCTTGATAACCGCGAAGTCAATTTAAGGGTTGTAACTAAATCTGAGAACTCTACAAATAAGAACGGTGCAAGATCGGACAGTAGGACTGGGATAAGAGGGATTGAATTACTTCCTAGTGGACGCTATAGGGTGAGATTGCTTATAGAGGGAGTAAGGGAAACGTTTGGAACTTATAACACTCTAGAAGAAGCAAAGTCAATTGTTAAAGAAATTTTAGAACCAAGAGGATTGAAATATTAGTTGTGAAGAAGGTAAAGGGAGAATGGAAAAGAGGGTGAGCTAATGGAAGATATAGCAATTCTGTTGTTCGTTATTATTTGCACACCATTCGGATGGATAGGGATGATTTGTTTTGCGTTCGCTTTAAGTATGGTGAGAAAATGACTCAACCCAAAAAAGATTGGACAGACTCCCATCTCGAAGAAATCATTAAATACCAAAAACAAATAGATATCCTCCCTCCCAACGACATGGAAATGGCCCGTATAGAGATTTTGTCAAAGATGCTTGTGTTCATTGGTAAGCTATCAGCAGAGTTTTCAGAGCGTCACAAGAGAGTTTATGCCAGCAGAAAAAGAGCTCATGCAGAAGCTTATATAGCAGCAACCAAGAATAAAACAGCAGTAGCAGAATTAGCTGTTATCGGACTAAGGGAAGAAGAAGCAGAGATGTATGGCAATATGAAGCGTTGGTCCAATGCTTTTATCAGTACCCAAGAGGAGATAAATGCTTTGAAATATCGTATCAGAATCAGTGTAGAGGATGGATCAAGCAGAACAAGGTAAGGAGTGATTAATTTGAAAAATGAATTTGAGGTCAGAGGAGAAGTTACTGCGATATTCATAAATACTAAAGATGGAAATACATTCGAAACTCTTATTGATACACACGACCTAGAACGAGTTAGTTCTTTTCCTAATACATGGTTCATAAATAAAAAAACTCAATATGTTCATGGAAACTTGTCAAAGAATAAGGAAGGGAAAAGAGGAAATGTTTCTTTGCATCGATGGTTATTTGGTAATCCTAAAGATAAACACGTAGACCATATCAATCACAACAGACTAGATAACAGACGTATTGAAAATTTGAGATTGGTGACAAATGCAGAGAATTGCCAAAATAGAAGTGGTGCTCAATCAAATAGCAAATCAGGCATTAGAGGTGTTCATTGGGATAAAAGAGATGAATTATGGTATGCAAAGGTAGTGTTAGACGGAAAAGAAAATCTAATCGGATGTTTTAAGGATAAAAACGATGCTAAAAAGTCAGTAATTGAAGCTAGAAAGAAATTGATGCCATTTTCAGTAGAAGCAGGAGGGGCAGCTGAATGAATCAATTATCCTTTTTAAATACATCTATCAGCCAAGAAGCGAAACGTAAGTCTGAAAAGCTCATGAGCAGATATAAAATATTGGATGCTATTATTGAAAGTAAGAAAATGGACCTTGAACCAAGATTGACACAGAATCCCGAACCTGGTGAAAGTCAAAGGGGCAATCAATTTTATAGTTCGGTAGAAAATATGGCAATGACTGAATTCGAGATAGAAGAATACGTGCGGACAAAAAGAAAATTGCATCTTGTGTATGAAAGCTTGAAACCCATTCAGCAGCATATATGGGAAGATCGTTACATTCTTGGTAAAAGAGATGTTGATGTCTACAATGATTTACAGGTAACAGACAAGACATATTACCGAGTAAAAAGAGAAATGGTTGCAATTGTTGCGGAGGCATTTGGCTTTATTAATAATGTGGGAGAAAATGACCGTAATTTAACCGTAAAAGCGACATGAATTTAAGCATTTAACCTAGTATGATGGTAATGTAGCGAAAAACTAATAGAAAGGACATTTCGTGATATGCAGTAATCGCGATTCGTCTTTAGTTACGGAATGAGTGAATCAACGAGAACGACACTATGCCGAGGTGTCGTTCTTCTGTTCTTTGTAAACTAGATGCTCGCAAAAAATATACCAAGCTTGTTTCCCATGTTTTTTGAGTGTCTAGTTTAGAGAGAATATGAAATAAAGAAGGAAAACATCTCATTTTGTCGAAATTATGATGAAAAGGAGATGAATAGAGTGGAAAGTTATAACCCAAAAGATTTTCGGGAATATGTAGAAAAGACAGGTCTTAAAAAAATAAAGGTAAAACATTTGAACAAAATTATTGATGAAAAAGGTATAGAAGTCTTGGGTTTTCAGAACTTTGGTGAAATATACAAATTAGTTTCAGACCGAGAATCGAATAGCGGGATGAGTAAACTAACATGGTGGATCGCGGGTATGACATTGATAACAACCGTATGTACTATATTTAGTGCCTTCAAATAATTGAAGGTGCTTTTTTATTGGGGTGAGAACATGAAGAAATGTGAGACTTGCATCTGGGTAGAAAAGATAAATGAATCCATTTCTTTTTGCCCGTATTTAAGATGTGTCCTAGAGGAAGGTTGGAAAGTGAATGAAGAAAATACTACGAAGAAATAAATGGGTAGTCATAGCACTATCTTTTTTCATTTGTTTTAATATTGTACCAGCTATAGAGAATGATCCAATTCGTACAAGAGATTGGAGACTATTAGTGTGATTATTTTATTGTCGCTAGGAGGACGAGGTGTCATGTGACATGAATTGGGAGAACATCAGAAAAGAATATGAGACATCAAGCGTTACATTAAAAGAATTAGCTGATAAGCATGACATAAAGCTCGGTACGCTAAAGAGCCGTAAAAGCCGTGAAGGTTGGTCAAGGGATGCAACTAAAAAAGATGCAACCCAAAACGAGAAGGTTGCAACCACAAAGAATAAAGATGCAACTGTTAAACCGGTTCCGGATGTAGTTGTAGAATCCACTGAGGAGCTCGATAGACTAACTGAGAAACAAAGGCGTTTTGTTGAGGAATACCTCATTGACTTGAATGCTACGCAAGCAGCTATTAGAACAGGGTATAGTGAGAAAAGAGCATCTGAAATAGGTTATCAGCAACTACAGAAAACTACAGTTCAAGAAGCAATTCAAAAAGCTAAGGTTGAACGTTCTAAACGCGTTGAAATAACTGCTGATAGAGTTCTTCAAGAATACGCCAAAATAGGATTCTCTAATATTTCGGATTATTTAAGAGTAAAAACTGGTGAAACCATCATTGACTATGTAGAAGATGAAGATGGTAATAAGAAGCCGATAATGGCGTTCACTCAGGATGTTGAAGTGTTTGACACTGAAGATATACTTAGAGAAAAATTGGACGCTGTAGCCGAAATAAAGAGAACAAGAGATGGTATTGCCTTGAAATTGCATGATAAAAAGGGGGCGTTGGATTCTATGGCTCGCCACCTCGGTATGTTTGTTGATAAGCAAGAGGTTAACGTGAATACCAATAACAAACTAGAAGATTTTTTCAAGTGATGCCTATGAATGCACAAGACATTATTAATCAGCGTCAGAAACTATGGGGTGGCAATGTTGAGGATGATAAACAATTCGTCACAGCAGCTACCGAATATATTCTAAGCGATAAGGGATCGACTATTCGCGAGGAAATACGATCCAATCCAGAATACTTAATCGAAATGGCTTTTTGTATTGTAGATAAGAACCAAAATACAGTGCCATTCTTCATAAATAAAGTTCAACGAAGGTTCTTGAATACCCTCAATCAAGCCATTAAAGATTATAGAACAGGCGAACGACTTCACCTTAAATTTCTGGTGTTAAAAGGTCGACAACAAGGTTTCACGTCTATTATCACTGCTTATCAATTGTCATGCAGCATAACTCAAAAGAACTTTGCAGGCTTTACGTTGGCAGATGATGGTGACAATACGCTCACTATTTTCTCTGATAAAGCAAAGTATGCTTATGATAATCTCCCTGACGGGTTAAAACCTACTGAAAAGTACAACAACAGAAAAGAGTTCCACTTTGAGAACCTTAATAGCCGATGGAGGGTTGCTACGGCAGGTGGTAAAGGTGTTGGTCGTTCTAAGACACTGAATTTCTTCCACGGTTCCGAAGTAGCGTTCTGGGATAATCTACGCGAGATTCTAACAGGTTTGAACCCCGCACTAACCAAAGACAGTATTCAAGTGTTGGAAAGTACAGCTAATGGATTTAATGAGTTTAAAGAATTGTGGGATGCTGAGAATAACTGGGAAGGTCTTTTCTACGAGTGGTGGGAAACGCCTGAATATAGACTGTCCTTCGAGAGTGAACATAAGGAAGCAGAGTTCAAAGACAATGTAATGAAATCCACACCAGGAACTAACGATGCCAATAGTGCGCGTTGGTCTTTTTTTCGTTGTAAATGGTTAATTGAAACCATCGGCTTAGACTGGGAGCAAGTTTACTGGTATTACAGCCAATGGAAGGATTACAAAGAGGATATTAAACAAGAGTATCCATGTACAGCAGAAGAATCATTCCTTGCAACTGGTAAGCCTGTATTTGATTTGGAGCAAGTCACGCAACGTAAGAAGTTGGTTGGTGACAGAAAACCAGTCAAAGTAGGATTGTTCAAGTATGACTATGTGGCTGAAAAGGTTATTGATCAGTCTATTAAGTGGGTTGACGATGAAAACGGACCAATTACCATTTATGAAGATGTTAAGAAGAAATATCCGTATGTTATCGGTGGGGATACATCGGGTGATGGGTCAGACTTCTTTGCAAGTCATGTCCTTGATAACACAACAGGTAATCAAGTGGCAGTTGTTCATCACCAGTACGATGAGGATTTATACGCCAAGCAGATGTATTGTCTCGGTAAATACTACAACACGGCCTTAATCGGTATAGAAGTGAATTTCAGTACCTATCCAAATATGGAGTTATCCCGTCTGGGCTATCCGAAAATGTTCGTTCGGGAAGTGCCAGATACCTACACTGGTCAAATTCAGAAGAAATACGGTTTCCGAACATCGACAATCACTCGTCCTGCTATCATTGCTAGCTTGGTAGAAATCGTCAGAGATCATATAGAGCTGATTAATGACAGCAATACATTATCTGAGATGATTACCTTCATTAAGAATGAGAAGGGCAAACCGGAAGCACAAGATGGCAAACATGATGATTTGATTATCTCGCTTGCTATTGCTCATGGGATACGAGATCAGCAGTCATATTCAATCGATGCAGCACAAAAGTTCGATATATCTAAACTGTCAAAAGATCTCCAAGAAGATTATTGGAACGCCCCGGCTGATATGAGGGCATATTTATTAAAAAAATGGGGAGTGGTTAAGTGATAAGTGTTTATTTGAGTGACGAAGAAGTAAAAGAAGCTTTGCTTATTCAATTATTCGCAAGAACAGGAATGAGACTTCAAATTACTGAAGCAGAATTTGAGATTAATATGAAGAACAATGCGTTTACCCCAGACGAATTTAAAGGCGTTACCATCAAAGTCAATAAGTAGGTGACCATATGAAACTCCTAAACAAACTGAAAAAGATGGGTGGTGAAATTATGGACAAATTTACTCCAGAGGACAGCAAGAAATTGAGGAAGTGGAAAAGTAAGCTTGAATCATCCATAACCAATTATGACACGAACATCATGGATGAACGAGAGAGGATATACCTTGGTACTCGTGCTGTGGATGGTAACGTGAATAATCGTAAGGCTCCCACTAAAAAAGCAAATAACATCTATAATGTGACCTTTGAAATGATTGAGTCGCAAGTCAACTCAGTTATTCCACAACCTTCCGTTAAGGCTAAGCGACCGGGATTCGAGGAACAAGCCAGCATGATAGAGGATAGCATCTCCAATGATCTAAAAGAGATTGGCATTGAGGAAATCAACGATATAAACGAGCGTATCACTCCCATCCAAGGCTTTTCTGTCATTGAGGTAAGTTGGGACCCTGATTTCAAACACCATCTATACAGGGGAGAAATTAAAGTAACAAGCAAGCATCCGAAACAACTTATACCACAGCCTGGTATCTACGATATTCAAAAGATGGATTACTTTTTTATACTTTCATCTGTCACAAAGGAATACATTGGGCGCCGTTATGATGTGGAACTGGATGATTCAGACGATGAGCAATACCCTGAGATCCATTCGTTCATGGAAGAGGGTACAAAAGGGAATGAAAATGAGAAAGTAACCGAAATTGTTTGCTGGTATAAAGACAAAGAAGGCGATATCGGGAAGTTTGTTTGGGTGAATGACCAAGCGCTTGAGGACCTTCCTAAGTTCTATTACAGGCGATTAGAACGTTGTGCCAATTGCGGTAAGGTGAAGGTGGACGATGAGTGTCAGTGTGGCTCTAAGAAGTTTAAGAAGCAGACTGAGGAATACGAGGAATTGGATCGTGACATTCAGATTGGGAAGTTGGATAGAAACAAACAACCAATCATCATTCCTGCCGGAACTAAAGTTCCATTCTTTACACCATCCCGTTACCCTGTTGTCATCCGAAAGAATGTGCCTAAAAACTTCTCGTTTGGTGGTCAGTCCGATGTTGATACCATTCGGGATCAGCAAGACAGCATTAAAAAGGTCGGCTCCAAGATGGAAGAAAAGGTCATGAAGGGCGGTTCTTTTCTTTTACTACCTGATGAATTGAAAGTGGAGGTCACAAACGAGACATATCAAATTATTCGTGGCGATCTTGCTAAACTCAACGCGATCAATGTAAAGGATATCAAAGCGCCAATTGGTGATGATATGCAGTACGTTGACCATCAACGGCAAATCACTCAGTACATGCTAGGTATCACAAACTCTTTCCAAGGCTTAGAAGACAGTACAGCCACCTCAGGTGTAGCTAAACAAATTCAGGTACAACAGGCTTCTGGTCGGATGAGGTCTAAGGAATTCAACAAGCAGACAGCCTTCAAAGAACTTTTCGAGATCATGTTCGAATTCAAATTAGCTTTCTATGATGAATTACGCCCGTATCTTGCTAAGGATCAAAATGGCAATGATGATTACGGTGATTTTGATAAACACAAATTCTTGCTGCAGGATGATGCAGGGGAACTTTATTACAACACGGATTTCCTTTTCTCTGCCGATGCTGGCTCAGGTATTCCGAAAGATGCGATATTCATGTTTAACCAGGCAAAAGAAATGTTGGGTACTCAAGCGATTGATAAAACGCAATTCTGGACCATTATGGAATCATTAAACTTCCCGATGGCTAAGCAAATCAAGTCGCAGATTGAGGAACAAATGATGATGCAACAACAGCAAGCCCAACAACAAGAAATGATGCAGCAGGAACAACAAATGATGGAGCAACAAATAGATCCTAATGATCCTCGGGTATTTGATCAGTTACTTGAGAAGTTACCAAAGCATGAACAAGATAATTTCCGCAAGATGGCACCAGAACAACAACAGGCTGTCATGGATCAAATGATGGCTCAAATAGAACAATCTGGCTAATCGTGAGACTCGGTTAGCCTTTTCCCATTATCTCGAAATAATCCGTAAAGGTGGTGAATACTCATGGCACAACGTAACCAAGGTACTCAATCAGGGAACTACAAGATCCCTAACAAATCCACTGCTTTTATCAAAGCGCCTAACTCCATCCAGAAGGACAGTGTAAGCCCAAAGAAAGTTAAGGGTGGAGATTTACGATCTAAATAATATCTCGCTTGGGGACAGCGCAAAAATCCCCACTTATGGAGGTTAACAATGAAAGCAACTATAAATAGCGTAAAAAAGGTAGAGGTCGCTGAACTACCACTATTGAGACTAGACTTGCAACATTTTAGTGAAGACATTCCAGTAGATGAACCGATTGACACACCTGTAGATGATCCAATTGATGAGACTATCGATACTCCTATAGACGAACCGATTGAACCAGGCGAAAACGTGCAGGAGTTCGCCGAACCTGCTGAACCATCGTTTAAGGATGATCCACAAAATCAAGCATTCGCTCAAATGAGGCGTGATAAAGAAGCGTTAGAACAGCAAACCCAACAAATGAACAATATGATTTCTGAAATGTACGGGGAGTCCCATGGTATCCATACATTTGAGGAGTATCAAAGAGCTGTTGAAGCTGAACAACAAGCTGAGGAACAACAACGCTATAGAGATGCTGGGTTGCCTGACGAGGTAATTGAAAAGCTTTCTAAAGTGGATGAGGTTCTACAAAAGGCTGAACAGGAAAAGCAAGACCGTGCCTTATTGGATGGTTTCGACAATCTCACAAAAGAATACCCAGATCTCGTAAAAAACGCGGAAGATATCCCGAATGAGACTTGGATCAAGTGGAATGATGGTCAATCAGGTTTGTCGTTAATCGAAGCATATGAACTGACCAATAAGCAGGCTATCCGAGAACATTTTCAAGCATCATCTAAACAAAAGACGCTCAATCAAATCAATGGCAAATCTCATATCCGCGAAAATGGCGGTCAAGGTGCTGATGATATTGATTTAGGAGTGGTCCCACCAGATGTTTTGTCTAATTACAAAATGATGTTCAAAAAGGAACTGAAAACAGGTGAAATGTCCGAAAAAGATTTCGTGAAACATTATAAAAACAGTTTATAAGGAGTGAGGATATGCCATTTATTTTAGTTAAACATATTGATGGTTCCATTAACGCGTTGGAGCACACCTATTTTATGAAAGATGGGGAAGGTGCTAACATTGGTGATGTTTTGAAACAGGATGCTAACGGTCGTTTAACCAAGGCGACAGGTACTGACGTTCCTGAGTTTGTTTCCTATCGAAAGCAGGCGGCAGAAACGCCATCCAAAACACCAATGGCTGTTATTCGTATTACTGCAGCAGATGAGTTTGAAACTACCGCAACTGCCGCGATTGCTAATTCAGGTGGAAAAGTAACAATTCATACAGATGGAGCTCAAGTCACTGCCACTACAACGGGCGGTGTCTTTTTAATTTCAGATACAGATGGAGATAAAAAAGTGCGCGGATATTTCCGACGCTAAGAGGGGGCTAATATATGTTATTTTCGAAATCAAGTGGTGTAAACGAGAGCATTTATGGAAAGAGCCAAGAGCCAATTAAAATGATGCTAGAAAAGCAAGAGGAAGCACATGAAAAGAATTCTATCATTTCTCATGTCTTTTATGAGGATGATACAACTAATTACGCTGAGAAGTATACTTCTGAAACATCTCTAGGAAACTTTGAGCCAGTAGGTGAAGGTGCTGCTTACCCTCGTTCATCCATGCAAGAAGGATTTTCTAAAGTAATAGAGCCGGAAGAATGGAAAAACTCATTCGAGGTCACTCAACAGATTATCGAAGATGCTAAAATGGGGAAAATTAAGCAAAAGACTAACCAATTTATGCAATCATTTAGCCGTACTAAGGAATTGTTTGCGACTGGTATTTTAAACAATGCTCAAAACGCTACATTCCAATTAGGGGGCAAAGGGAAAAGGTTTGATATTACAGGTGCGGATGCTAAACCTTTATTCTCTACTGATCATCCTTCTGCTACTAATAAAGGACCGAAACAGTCAAACTACTTTGGGAATCCATTTTCCTATGATGCATTAGGTTACATCGAAGAAGCTATGCACTATTTCAAAGATGAAGATGGGAACATTTTGAATCTGCAACCAGATACGATCATCATTCCCGATAAATCTCGAATCAAAAAACTTGTGTTTGATGCAATCGGTGCAGAGGGGATTCCTGGCACAGCGAATAACTCCTTTAACTTTCAGTTTGGTCGCTGGAATGTAATCATTTCTCCGTACTTAACTAATACTCCAGGCATCACGGCAGGAACTGATTCATGGTATCTCATGGATTCTTCTTTCAATGAAGCATACGCTGGTCTAGTGTGGCTAAACCGATTAGATTTGAGTGTGAAATCATACATTGATGAAGAAACAGATAACAACATCTTTAAAGGTCGTGCTCGTTTCGGTGCTGCTCCAAACAACTGGAGAGCGATTTGTAAAATTGATCCGGGTAAGGGAACGGTAGCGGGAGATTAATTCAAGGGAGCTTCGGCTCCTTTTTTTATTTGATTATGAGAGGTGATCGATAATGGCTAGAAGTCAAATCGTGGACAGCAATGGAAAAACCCTTGATCTAAATCCAAACGGGAGCTTACCTGTTCAATTAGCAGAAGGGCAAAGTATCACTCTTCAAGCTGGTGATATTACAGTCGGTGACCTTCAATCCAAAACAGAAGACTTCACCTTTCAAGATATCGCTACTACTACAGCAAGTGGAGCTGAGTTCGATGTGCGAGCATTCAAAGACCTCACAATTGAAATATACGGGACTTCGACGAGTCGTACTGTTGTATTTGAAGCGGCCGGTTCGAGTGGGGCATACAAACCCATTCAAGGAGTTAAAAATGATGACTTTGCTATGGGTACGCAAACTAGCGGAAATAATGAATCGTGGAGTTTTACCATTACTGGTCAAAAGAAATTTCGTGTCAGAATATCGGCTGTTAGCGGCGGTAATGTAACGGTAAAAGGAACGGCGGTGGCATAATGGCAGATGTAATTGCAAGAGGATTGGCGAATAAAGCTGTGAAGGATTTAGATGCAACTAATAGACAGTTGGCCGAAATTACGATCAACGTAAAATCGTTCGGTGCAAAAGGTAATGGGATTGCAGATGATACTCAAGCGATTAAAGATGCTTTTGCTTACGTTAAAACAAACAATTTAAAACATATATATATTCCCAAAGGAACTTATTTGATAGACGGGGAAGCTTCGGGGGCTCGTTACCAAAACCATGATGGAGGGATATATGTTGATTTCCCTGTACATGTGGAAATGCATAAAGAAGCAACTTTAAAACAGAAACAAAATAATTTACAAGGATATAATATTTTTACTGTAAAAGGTGCTAATAATGTCGTTATCAAAGGCGGAAATATAGTTGGAGATTTAGACACGCATGTAGGTGTGGCAGGAGCTTTTGGATTCGGTATATTCATTGAAAACTCTAGTGATGTTACTGTTGACGGTGTAAATATCTCGAAGATGTGGGGAGATAGTATCATTATTGATACGGTTACAAAAGATAGTGGAGTAACTTTTACATCATGTAAAAACATCGCGATTAGAAATTGCGTATTCGACACAAACAGACGACAAGGCATATCTGTCGTGAATGTAGATGGGTTACAGGTATATAACAATCATATTAAAAACATCGGAACTATAAGTGGAACAGCACCTATGAGCGGAATAGATATAGAAACGTATCCAGGTAACAAAACAGCATCATCTAACATCATAATCGAAGGTAATTATTTTGAGAATAATAAAGGTGCTGACCTTATTCTTGCTGAAAACATGACCAATGTGAAAATTACTAATAACTTTTTCAAAACGTATTGGTTAGCTATCAATATCTCAAGTATGATAGCAAGTATAAAGGGTGTTCAAATTATCGGAAATTCAATCACAGGGATGATGCCTTCAGCTAAAACCGGTATCGCTATTAATCCCGTTAATGGTGATTCTATTATCATTCAAGGAAACAACATTAAAGACCTTATTTACGATAATTTTTCTAACGCTATTTCCTTTGAAGGAAATTCCACGAATGTAATTGTTTCAAACAACACGATTAACAATTGTTCTTTAGGGATTAATAGAGATACCTTATCTAACATAGGTTGGACAATTACAGGGAACATCATAACAAACATACTGGATAAAGGAATAAGATATGCCTCAACAACTACAAGTCAAGGGGATGTTATTACTAATAACAAGTTCTATAATTGTACAAATCTAGCTATGGGATTAAGAACAAAGAAAAGTACCATTACAGGTAATTTAATTGATACTGTTGTCACAGGAGTTAGTTTTGACAATAACGTTGAAGATTGTATTTTCAACGGAAATAGCTTCCACAACTTCACTTATAGAGGGATTCACAGTTACAACGCTACGAATTTTAATAACTATATTCGTAACAACTATTTTAAAGCCACAGGTGCAATAAAAGCGATTGACATATCAGGTACACCTGTTGGAAGTCCTACTATCGTAAGTGGAAATGTAGCTAGATATGCGACAGGTGTCATTACGGTTGACGCCAACTGTATAAGTGACGGTAATTATACAGTTTAACGACGCACTTGGTCGATACAGCGACAAAGATGGAAAATAAAACGTAATTTTAGTTTTTTTGATAAATCTTCCCTGTTTTTAAAGGTTTTTTTTGTAAATATGTAGAAATATGTACTATAACCATACTTTTTTTAAAAAAACGGGAGGATATATCTATATGAATGAAAATAAGGTAATTGTAATTGGCGCGGGAGGTCACGCAAAGGTTGTTATAGACATTCTCAAACTTTGTGAATTTGAGATTATTGGTATACTTGATGATAACACTTTAATACACCAGCAAGATATAGCAGGTGTTTCTATTTTGGGCGGTAACGAGAAATTAGATGAACTATTAGATTTAGGAATTACAAAAGCCTTCGTAGCAATAGGGAATAACACTGTTCGAATAAGAATCGGAGAAGATTTACAAGAAAAGGGTTTTTCTCTTGTTAAAGCTATTCATCCTAAATCAATTATTGCAAGTTCTGTTCAAATTGGCGATGGCTCAATGATTGCCGCAGGTGTGTGTATAAACCCCGAAACATCAATAGGTAGTCACTCTATAATAAATACAGGGGCAACGATAGATCATGATTGCTATATTTCTGATGGAGTACATGTATCACCCGGAGCAAACCTTGCGGGTAATGTGCGAGTAGGAGAGAGAACACATATAGGTATTGGTTCTTGTGTTATACAAGGGAAAATAATTGCTGAGAATACTATAATAGGGGCGGGATCAGTAGTTATCAGTGATATTGAAGCAGGCGTAGTTGCTTTCGGAGTGCCTGCAAAAGTTAGTAGACAACTTCAAATTACATGAAAAAATACATCTTACGACACAGTAGGTGGAAACTGCGACATAAATAAATCTTGAAAGCACTCCTTTATAGGGGTGTTTTTTTCATGAAAGAAGGTGATCAAATGAATCTAACTCTTGGTGAAGCAAAAAAGAAAGCCATTTCCCTCATGTTGGAGTTTTCCAATGATGGCGTGCCGATTCCAGACGGGGAGAACGCGGATTATTTGCTATCCATGAATCGTTTCGCAAGTGATGCTCAAATGGAAATATCCAATCGATTAGGTATAGAATCATCGTTTACCATAAACAAAATAAGGGTCAACGAACAAGGTGTGACCAAGTATCCTTTGCCAGATGATTTCAAGTCATTACAGTTCATCACATTGTACGATGAGACCTTTACAGATTATCAACTCAGGAATGGTCAGTTGTGGATTAACAATCGGTATGAGGGTTTATTTGAGGTATTTTACGAGAAAAATCCAACGCTTCTTGATTCCTCTACACCAGAATCCTACGAATTCGAAGTAGATAATCATGTACAGCATTTAATTGCCTATTACATGGGTGGGATGGCATTGTCAGAGGAAAAAGAAGATATTTCAAATAAGCTGCTTAACATTTATTTTGAAGGGTTGAATAACATATCTAACTTTAAAAACAGAGCCTACAGTACAGTTCGTAGTATCGACAATTGGTAAGGGGGTGATTGCTTGCTTCAATTTCAATCCAGAAGTAAATCCGAACCTCCTTTATTACGCATAGAACCATTTAGAGGTATGAACCTTTCGGTCACACCCACTCAAATAGACCAGTCCCAAAGTCCGGACATGTTAAACATGAATATTGACGAGAGGGGCGCTTTGAACAAGCGTACAGGCTATGAGAGGGTATTTGCTGAATCCCTCGGTAACGGGGCGATAAATGGGTTATATGAGTATCGAAAGACCGACGGGTCTGTTTACTTCTTAATGGCTCATGGCACGAAATTGTATTTAATTCCTGACAATGGGTTACAACCTATTAGCCTTTATACAGGGCTTGCCGATCAACAGGTAAGCTTTTTTACCATGAATAATAAATGCTATCTATTAGATGGAGCTCATTACCTTGAATTTGACGGAACCACAGTGAAAGAAATAGATCCGTATATTCCTACTATTAGCATTGTAAGGGAACCAGCAGGTGGTGGGACTATATATGAAGACTTCAATTTGCTTGGTACTGGTTTCAAGGATTCTTTTAGTGGTGATGGAACAGCGAAAGAGTACGTTCTATCCTTGCAACGATTAGATGCTCGAGAGGTCAAGGTGACAATTGATGGTGTGGATAAAAAGGAAGGCACTGATTTTACTGTTGATCGTGTGAAGGGGAAGGTAACCTTTAATACAGCACCTACCAAGGGAACCAATAATGTCATCATTACAGCCTTCAAAACATTTGTTGCTGAAGCATCCGATTATTTTTCTGGGGATGGGACAAAAAAGGAGTTTCAGTTATCCCGTAAAGAATTAGATTCTGTTCCTGTTGTGGCTTCCGTAGATGGAGGAACAACCTTTAACAAGGTAGAAGGCACAGACTTTACAGTGGATCGCGTGAAGGGTCTAGTAGCGTTTATTACTGCGCCTGTAACTGGAACTGACAATGTGGTGATTAAATCCACGAAAGAAAACAGTGATTTCCCAAAGCGAATTAAAAAGTGTCGTTTCCATGTCATGTTCGGTGGATCAAATGATACGAGGGTGTTTGTCAGTGGGAATAAAGATATGCCCGATTATGTATGGGCCAGTGACCTATATGAGCCTGCTTACTTCCCTGAGAATCGATTTTATAAGTTTCCTGACAAGGTAATGGGATTTGCAAAACAATACGACTACCTAGTGGTCGAACGTGTAAATGGTAAGCATCAAATCTCGTTTAGTTTGGATTCCGGAGAATCTTCTTTCCCATCTAAACCAATTAATGATCAGGTTGGAACATTTGCGAAGAACTCCATTCAAATCATTGAAAACAATCCTGTTTCACTTTCCAAGAACGGTGTCTATATGCTCACATCATCTACTGTTCGTGACGAGAGAAATGTCAGCCATATATCTGAAAACGTTGATGCAAAGTTGTTGCAAGAACCGAATCTAAACAAAGCTATTTCAGTTGAATTTGACAATAAATACTGGGTAGCAGTGAATGGAAAGGTGTATGTCCTAGACTATGCCCAACGTTCGCAATACAACCCATATGGCGAATGGTACTTATACGATAACATCCATGCTTCTTGCTTTATAGAGAAGGATGGCTATTTGTATTTTGGTAGTTCTACAGACGGACTTTTGTACCGATTTAAAAAGACGGATGAACTTTTCCCATATAACGATGATGGGGAACCGATAAAATGCCATTGGATTAGCAAGGTTCTTTCCTTCGGAATGGATGAACGAAGAAAGATTGTGGAGAAAGTGTTTTTCAGCATCAAACCGTATATTCATACTAGCGCTGATCTTTATTATGTGAGCGATAAAAAATCACGTAAATTCATTAAAACCACTCGAAAAGATTTATTCCATTACAGTTATGTGGATTACAGCTTCTTCACTTATGGCTCCCGTGACTTTCCGCAAGAAGCTACAAACAAAATCAAAGCAAAGAAAATCGTGTATTTCCAATTGGAAGTACGTAATGAGAAGGTAGATGAAGCGTTCGGGATGCTTTCGTTAGGCATTAAATACGATTATCAATCTTTCGTGAAATAGAGGTGAGGACATGACGCTACAAAAAATGGGCGAATTTGGTTTCGATCACATTAACCAGCAAGACGACTTATATAAAGTAATGTCAGCACAAGAAATCAAGCAGGCGTTTGATAGTCGAGGGAATGAATTAAAAGCAATCATTAACAAATTAATTGATTCTCTCCAGAGTAAAGAAAGTGGAGACAGTGGTTCGAAAAATATCGGTGTCACCAAAATAGGAACATTAACAGGAGATAACGTTCAGGATATCTTAGAGTCACTTAAAGATTTTGTAGATACAAAAGCCTATGCTTCTGATGTATTTTCCAAAAACGATCTTAATAGTGTAATCGTTGGTAATAGCGGAGCGGATAAAATCAAAGCAACGCCAATGTCAGGAAGTCCGAATACAGTTCAAGGAATTTTAGAATGGTTGAAAGATCAAATCAATACGGCTGCCCTTGGGCAAATACCTGATGGTTCAATAACGCCACAAAAACTAAAATTTACTCCTGTGGACGTTACCCATTTAAATGATCCAATGCCTCATAAATCTGTTGATGCGATAACGGGTAAAACGTATAAATGGGGTTTGGGTGTCCAAAATGGAAATGCATTTATTTCATACGAGGAGGTTTAATGGATGGCTCAAATATTTTTAGCTGATAAGCCTACGTTAGACGCAACAAAAGCGCAGGTAGATTTAATTAAACCTAAGACAGATTTGATAGGATCGCCTAATCCCACTAATGCTGATACATCCACTGTAATGAATTATTTGAAACAATTAGAAAGTAAACTTGCTAATTTTAGTGGAGGAACGGATTGGAGTAAGTATACCCCTACACATTTAGCTAGGTATGAACGGGGTACAACGTCTTTAAAGACCGTATTAAACATTACTGGCAAAGGTTATTTATCAAATGCTTCAGTAACTGTTGTTAATGCGGATTATAAGTCTACTTTAAAAGTTACCATTGACGGTGTTGTTACATTTCATGCGGTTGGATATGGTTCAAATCTGTGTGTAAATAATCCAAGCACTTTTTTCACTGACGATACCATGTTTATATATCCAAGTAGCGCACTTCAAAGTTCTAATACTAATGAAAGTAAATCAGTAATTTTACCACAACCATTATTTTTTAAATCTTCTTTGAAAGTGGAGGTTGCTATAAATGATAGTACTTTAAATCTTAGATATGGAGTCAGATACGCTCTTGAAAATTGAATAGGAGGTAATGTATATGTTATTAATCAAAAATGAGTATATTGAAGGCGATATGCAAGTCATAGAGTACACAAGGGACGGGGAAACAGTATCTCATATTGTAAAAGTACCCGTTCAATCGGAAATACCACCAAGTGAGGTTATTCCGATTCCACCAACCTTCGACCAACGTATCAAAGAACTTGAAACAGAAAACTCACAATTAAAGCAATCTCAAGCAGATCAAGATGAGATTATAATGCAACTTGTACTAGGAGGTAATTGAGATGAATATCTATTACAACCTATTTTATCGAAACTGGGTTAATAATCGAGCATCAATTGAACAGATTGATCTAGCTGTTGAAAAGAACCTAATCACTTCAGAGGAAGCACAAACAATCAAGGATATTGAACGGAATCCATTGTGACTGTTAAAGGGGTGAAATCATGGCTATTACAACACAACAAGTAAAAGATGGTTGGGGAATAGGTTATGGAAATACAGGTACACCCAAGCCGTATACAGACAAGAATACTGAAATCGAACGAACTAAAGCGGTTATTACTAATCGTACAGCTCAAAATATGGATTTAACGCACCAACTAAGCCATTACAAAAACTTAACTGGTCAGGATTACGCAGCACAGGCGACACCAACGACACCAACAACACCAGCCTTTGATCAAAATGCGTATATGAAGCAGATGCAAGATGGCGTGAACTCGATCTATGACCAACGAAAAGCGGCTGAATTAGCTCAATTACAAGCTTCCCGTGATAAAGCCATCGGACAAATTAATCAGCAAAAATCAGAGGTTGCACCACAATATCAAGGTATGCGAAACCAAGCAGATGTAACAAGTGCTCAAAACGTGCAGAAATTACGGGAAATCATGGCTTCCAACGGGTTAAACGCTTCTGGTGAAAACGTGACGGCTTCCGTAGCTCAACAATCTGCTAGACAAGGCGCATTGAATAGCCTGAATCTACAGGAACAGCAAACTATGAATAACTTCGATCGTCAAATTACTGATTTAAATAATCCTGCTGATGAACAAGCGCTAATTGCAGCATTAGAAGCGCAACGAGCACAGGCGTTATACGATGCTAATATTCGTGCTGATGATGTGGGTTACTCTCGTGGCCGTGATGTGATTGGTGATGCGCGTTATGCGGATGAAACACAATATAATCGCGGGCGTGATACGATAGCTGACCAACAATGGAACAAGCAGTTTGATTATGGCAAGTCTGTCGATGATCGGAATTACAATTACCAAGTTGGACGGGACGCTGTTGGAGATAAGCAATGGCAAAATCAATTTGACTATCAATCAGGTCGAGATAAGGTTGCAGATAGTAGATATGACAAGGAATTTAATTATCAAGCTGGTAGAGATGCAGTGGCAGATAAACAATGGGCTGATCAGTTAGCGTTCCAAAAGGCTCAATTCAAATCGGAAGAGGACTGGCGTAAACATACTTTCAATAATATGTCTGCTTCGGAGAAAGAACAATTGAATTGGGCGAAACAAGCATACGGCGAAGATTCTGCTTGGAGATTATACGAACTAAATTACCAAGGTGAGATGGCTAAAGCTCAAAATCAGGCACAAATCGATGCTTACGGAAATGCAATGGATTTTCTTCCGTAGGAGGGGAGGGGGTAGGTAAAGCAATTCAAGCAGGATCAAAATTTATTGGTAATTCTAAGTATGTATGGGGTGGCGGCCGAACGGATGCAGATATCGCAAAGGGTTATTTTGACTGCTCAAGTTTTGTTAATTACGCCTATAAGCAAGCAGGTATCGATTTAGGATCTAAAAACGCCACAACCGAAACGCTAAAAACTAAGGGTACGAAGATATCAGCAAGTGAGATGCAGGTCGGGGATATGGTTTTCTTTGATACGTATAAAAAGAACGGTCATGTCGGTATTTATATGGGCGATGGAAAATTCTTAGGAGCGCAATCCAGTACAGGCGTGGCCATCGCAGATATGTCAGACGGATACTGGAAATCTAAATTTAGCGGTCATGTTCGGAGAGTAGCAGCGCCAGTCCAATTGCCTAATAAAAAAGGAACACCCGCAATCCAACAAACATCCGCAAAAGGCGGGGGCAGTTCTTACACGAATACGTGGAAAACGAAAAATGAAGCGTTGAAGGCTCCAGGTTATCAAGCGTACAAAAGTCATTTATCACAAGCTTTAGATACAGGTAAGGTACCGGGGAATTGGGTAGTTGCTCTAACTGAATTAATTGGTCGAGAATCTACATGGAGCTCTTCTGTTAAGAACAAAGAAGGAAGCTCAGCAAAGGGTTATGGCCAGTTCTTGAAAGATACAGTTAAGCAGTACGAAAAGAAAATGGGTATGAGCTATTCTAATCCCGTTAACCAAATTATCATGACAGTTCAGTATGTAAAGGACAGATACAAAACTCCAGAAAAAGCGTTGCAGCACTGGGACGAAAAGGGATGGTATTAAGGAGGGATTTCATGGCTTACAATTCTAAGAAATACAAAGATATATTTGAAAAAAGATACGGGAAAGGCTCGTTTGATGCGGGTCTTTCTCAGGCTCGTGATATCGGTAGGACGAAAGCGGAAGCTGAATTTGCTAAAGCTGCCTTTCTGGATCGATTGAATGAAGCTAAGGACAGGGCAAAAAAAGAAGCTGAATTAAGAACTGAATATGAGTTGTACGGAGGACAAAGTAAAGAGTCATGGCAAGCTAAAAACGAGGCGCAAGGTAAAATAACTGAACAACAACAGAAAGCACAAGCACAAGGGCGAGGTGGTCATTTACCATCTCGTGAGAATAAGAAGGCGCAAAACAAGGCGATTGAAGATTCTGATAAAAAATATGGTTCTGCTTCAAAAGGTACACTTATACCACACGAGGACATGACACCTTACCAAAAGCAACTTAGAGGTCTTGCTCCTTCATGGGATAAGAAAAAGGAAAAAGAAAAGAAGAAGAAAAAGGGTTTAGGCGGGTTGATAGATAAGTTAAAAAAGTCTGAGGTAGGCCAAGCAGTTAAGGCCGCAAAGGAAGTCCTCAATCCATTTGACGATGTAAAAGCTAAAGATGCTATAAATAACTATCTTAAGCACGAGCCATCTAAAACAGCAAAAGAAGTACAACGGGGTGCGAATCGTGCCGTTGATTCTGCTTCGTTAGGTTTAATGAGTAACTTGGATAAGAAGGTCAATGATCGTCAACCGTATTACAATTCTTCCCGTAAAATCGGGGAGGGTGGCGGTACGGATTTACTTACATCTGGTCTAGGTTATTTAGTACCGGGTGTAGGTGGAGTGAAGGCTGTTCGTGGTCTTGGTTTAGGAGCCAAAGAAGCAGCAGGCGCTAAGAAATTTGCTCAAATCGCTAAAGAGGGAGCAATTGTTGGTGGTGGTATCGGTGCGGCAGAAGTCGGCATTCGTGAAGCTTTAAACCCCAAGGATACTAACTATAAACAGAACCTTGCTCTTTTTGGTTTGAGTGCTGCAGGTGGAGCTATAGCAGATCCGTTATTACATGGGTTAGGTGGTATTGCATCTAAACAATTAGGTAAGCTTGCGAAAGGTGATGTTCCTAATTTTACAGGCAGACCAAGTCAAAGCACTCTTGACCAATTAGGTCCTAAACCATTTAGTCGTGCTTCTGGTCAAACAGACCAATTCTTTGATCGATTATCAGCGTCTGCTAAACAACCTCAACCATCATTAAGAGAAAGGGGATTAGACCCATTATCCCGTAGTGAAGCAGCGCCTTCAGTCGAGAACATTAGACCTCTATCAGAAACATTACCTGGATTAAATACTGCACGTTCAACTCCTCGTGAGTTTGAACCAATCACAGCAAGAAATGATGGTGGGTCTTTAATTCGTTTAAAAGCAGGAGAAACACCTATAGACCGTACTCCAATTGATATTCATAATCCTAAAGAAATCGTGAAAAAACAAATTGACACGAATGGTAAACGCGAAAAAACGAAATGGTCTTTTGATAAGGCTTATACGGCTGTTGTGAGTGATTTACACGCAGTAAACAAAGCTTCAAAGGATTTGGGTGGCAAAGGCCTTCAAATAGAAAAAGACCCTCATAAATTAGCTCAATTAGCGCGTGGGATGGCAGGTAAAGCCGAAGCCTATTTGAATGGCGGAGTATTTAATGAACAAGGTCAAAAAATAGAGAAATCATTAAAAGAAATTATTAAGCCGTTTGAAAACAAAATAGATGATTTTCTTGCTTATGCAATTTCTAAACGTGCTTTAGATTATGATAAAAAAGGATTAACAGCAGGAATTAAGCCTAAGAACGTCGAAGGAATGAATGATTATCAACTTGCAGAAGCAACTATTCGTCAAATTGAAGCTGAATCACCTAATATTAAGGCACATCAACAGGAGTTAGTGAAATATAGTCAAACACTCATGAAAGAACTGAAAGAATCTGGTTATTATACAGACGAAGCAGTTGAACAAATCTTTAAAGATAACCCTAACTATATCTCGATGAACAGGGTGCAAGAGCCCAGGGTGAGAGGGTTTGAACCGATTAGTCCAAAAAATAAGTTCGCAAGTTTAACGAATCCTATCAAGCAACGGACAGGTTCTGAAAAACCGATCATTAACCCGATTGAAAGTTTGGTCAAAAACACATATGTTATCACAAACATTGCTGAAAGAAACAAGGTCGGTGTGGCTTTGCATGATTTAATAAAGAACGCACCAGAAAACAACATGTGGGGCAGGGTTACGAATGTAACCAAGCAAGATAGCTCGATTAACAACCTATCTAGTGTTTTAGATGATGCAAGTGTTCAAATGAATGACGGTAGAACAGATGCAATCGACAATCTTTTTAAAGGTGAAGGTAACAAAGTTTATGTGTACAAAGATGGACAAAAAATCGAGATGGAGCTTCAAGACGATTTATATAAAGCAATGCTTTCGCTTGATGCACAAAAGCAGAATGTTTTTATTAATCTGATGGGAATTCCTGCACGAACATTACGAGCTGGCGCAGTGTTATCACCTGACTTCGGACCTGTTAACATTTTTCGAGATCAGTTATCAGCCTTTGTTAATTCCAAGTATGGATTCGTGCCTTTTTTGGATATGGCAAAAGGAATGAAAAGTGTTATTAAAAAGGATAGCGACTATTGGTTATGGAAACAGAATGGTGGAGCAAACTCAGTTTTATCAACGCTCGACCGTGAATATCTACAAGCCGATTTGCGTAAAATGGTAAAACAATCATTAGGCCAAAAGATGAAAGCTGATTTTGGTGGGCCTATTAAAACGGTAGATACGATTCTCAGGCCACTAAGAAAAGTTTCTGAAATAACAGAGGAAGCGACAAGGGTAGGGGAATTTAAAAAAGGATTAAAGAAGGGTGCAACACCGAAAGAAGCTGCATTCTCTTCCCGTGATTTAATTGACTTCAGCCGAGCGGGGAGCATAGGAAGGCAATATAATCAGGTTACAGCGTTCTTTAATGCTGCGGTTCAATCTATGGATAAACTCGCTCGTACATTCAAAGAAAGACCAGTGCAAGCACCAATAAAAGCAATAACCAGTATCACATTACCTTCTATCGTGGCATATTATTATAACCACGATAAAGAATGGTATAAAGAAATTCCGCAACGTGAAAAGGATTTGTATTGGCACTTTGAAGCGGGGAATCAAATTTACAAACTACCTAAACCGTTTGAAGCCGGTGTGATGTTCGGTACATCATTTGAAAGAATGTTAGACTACGCAAAAACAAATGACCCGAAATCTTTTGAAGGTTTTGGAAAAACTGTAAAGGATGCTTTTACACCAAATTGGATCCCAACTGCTATACTCCCATGGATTGAAGCATACGGGAATAAAAGCATGCATTTTGATTCTCCTATTGTTCCTAGACGTGAACAAGATATGCTGCCGGAAGATCAGTACGGACCATATCAGAGTGAATTATCAAAAGGGATCGGTAAGATCGCCAACAAGTCACCCAGAAAGATTGAACATGTATTTAAAGGATACACAGGTGGTTTAGGTAATTACTTCTTAAAGGGTACGGATGGCATCTCTAAATTGGCAGGGAATGAAAAACCTGAATTACCAGATAGAGGTTTAGCTGATTTGCCGATTTTAAACCGTTTTGTGGTTAAAAACCTAGAAGGTAATAATCAGAGTGTTGATGACTTTTATAAAGGTTTAGATAAGTCTAAAAGAGAAAGCCTATCTGCAAAGAAAAACGGCACCCCTAATCCTAATGAAAATGTTTACAAGACCTATAATAAAATCAGTAGCCGCATCAGTGATTTACAGGCACAAAAAAGATCTATTATAGATGATCCCAATATGGGTGGTAAGCAAAAAACGGAGGAAATAAAGAGAATAGATATGGTTATCACACTACTAGCAAAACAAGCTGAAAGTTATTCTGGTTTGGGGAGGTGATGAATTGAAGGAATACTCTAAAATAATCCTAGTTGGTTTGTTGTGTTTTCCGTTATCCGTTCTTTTTTATTTAGCGTATATTCATTTCATTTCTTTTATTGACCCACTATTAACAATTGTAGTAACTGTCGTTTTCGGGTTGGTTATATTGATAGGGTTATATCATTTCCTTGGCCATGCAATTTATTTCGTTAAAAGTATTTTTGTAGAAAACAAAGAAGTAGACAAAAATGGATTTAGAAAATTTTAGATTGTCGAAGAGATCTCTTACGAGGTCTCTTTTTTATATATAAAAGGGTTAATGGAGGTGTAATCAAATGCAACACAGCACAGATACATTGTGGACCGTCTTTACTGGGGGCGGTATATCGGTCATAGCTTACTTAGTTGGAGGTGTAGATAATTTGATTATCGCACTAGGCGTTTTGATGGCGGCTGATTTTATTTCAGGGGTTATGACAGCTTTTACCGTAAAAAACATTTCGTCTAAATCAGCCTTTCAAGGTTTGATGAAAAAGAGCGCTATGATTTTGGCGGTTATTGTAGCGAATCAATTAGATGTGATCACAGGCGGGACCGGACAATTTATGCGAAACGCCATGCTTATGTTTTTGATTGGGACGGAAGGCATTTCGTTTATTGAAAATCTCGGTAAACTAGGCGTAAAAGTACCTGTTCAGATTTCTAGTGCTTTTTCTCAATTAAAAGATAAAGGGGAAGATAAATAATGAAAATAGAAAAAGTAAATTTATCATTTCGAGATAAGTTAACTCCTATAAAAAAAGTAGACAAGCTGGTATTGCATCATCCTGCACATAAAACTTGGGATATACAAGAGATTCATAACTATCACAAAAACGCATTAAAATGGAGTGGGATCGGCTATAACTACTTCATTACGTTTGATGGACGTATCCAGGAGGGGCGAGGTAAAAATGTAGGCGCTCATTGTTCAGGTCATAATAGCCATACGCTCGGTTTATCGTTCCAAGGGAACTTTGATGAACAAAAAATGACGGATGCTCAAGTTGAAGCTGGAGGGTGGCTTATCGCTCAATTTGTAAGAGAATACGGATTAACTCTTAATGATGTGATTGGTCATAGAGATTTAGCTAAAACGGATTGTCCTGGTAAAAATTTTCGTATGGCAGATGTAAAGAATGCGGCACTTGGTATTATCAATCCTAATGTTAAAAAAGAAGTCTCTGCTGCTAGTAACGATAAGAGATACCGGTTAGTTACTGGTACATTCGGTACTAAGTCAGATGCGGAAACAGCAGCAGCAAAGGTAAAAAAAGAATTTGGATATGTAGTATATATAAAAGAGGAGTAAGAAAACAAAGCCCTTACTCTTTATTGAGTAGGGGCTTCTTCTGTTTTACTATTATTCTTATTTAGTTTAACAAGATCTAGCACAAACCAGATGAATAAAGCGGGTATATACATTAAAAATCCAATTTGCATTCCTATTGTAAAATTGGTTATGACTAATATCACTATTGCGGATCCCACAAAAGATACATAGCGTAAAGATTTCGAATCCAAAACTTTAAACAGAATGATACAAAATAAATTAAAAACAATCCAACTTCCGATGATTGCCCCTAATAAATCATAAACAATATCCACTATTATTCCTCCACATAAATATAAAATTCTTTTACCGGTACTTTTAATACATATGCGAGTTTGAATAACTTATCTGCGGGAGGGTAGGTTTTCCCTTGGCACCAATTTGTTAAGGTATTCGCTGAAACCCCTAAATAATCACATAAGTATTCTCTCTTGAATGGTGAATCTTTTATTAACTTCCCAACATTACAAATCAACATAAACACCACCACTTTATTAATTCGACAATTTGTACATTCTTCCTTCCACAATATTTTGGGAGAAAAATCACAATTATTTGTGGTGGACACGCATTATCTAGGCGTTTATCCATAGAATACAGTATCAACTGGAAAGGGGAATGGAAAATGGACCCTATAACATTCGGTATGGTATTTGTAGGCGTGACAGGAGCGACACTGGGAGGAATAGCCTTGCTTGATGGTGCAGGATTTAAGATTAATGACACAGCACTCACTCTTTTTATGGAGGTAGCCAAGTATGGCAGCATTCTATATTTGTTGAAAGTAGTCTCGAGAATATTCTTGTAATGAGTGTGGAATCAAGTTTCCAGGTGGTTGATTATTGAATGGAGTATGGAATGTTTGATGTTTGTTATTGTCTACCTTGTTCTGTTTTGTGTTTTAAAACCATAACAGGAATACTTCATATTCTTCTTTTCTGTCTTGCTCTGCAATCCAGAAAAGATAAAAAGTAGGAGGCCGTATGATTGAATGGTTAGCTATCCCGACAATCGCTTTAGGATTCGCATTGATGCCTAAAAAGAAAATGATGGATGAAAGAAAACTTAAAATGATATTTGAAAACTGCAAAGTAGGGATTAAAAAAGGGGATTCGTTTCAATATCCTAAATTAATTCGTAAATATGAAAAGGATACGCATAAGACTTTTATCTATTCTTTACCTTTTGGTGTACCATCTGAGGATTTAGAAAAAATTCTACCTGCTATTAGAGATGGATTAAACAAAGAAGTAGAAATCGAATTTGACGGGGTATTGAAAATCAACGTATTCAATCAAAGTTTGCCCACCAGTTGGAAATACAATGATGATTTATTGTGTAAAGGAACGTGGGAAATTCCTATCGGAAAGAATCATACTGGCATCCTTTATCATGACTTTGAAAAATACCCTCATATGCTTGTAGGTGGTGTAACTAGGTTTGGTAAAACTGTTTTTATTAAAGAAGCCTTTTACACATTGCTTATGGATCAAATGGAGAACGTCGAATTTTACTTTCTTGATTTAAAAGGGGGCCTTGAGTTTGGCAAATATATCGGGCTTCCGCAAGTAAAAGCAGTAGCGTCAGACGTATTTGAAGCGGCTGGGGTTTTAAATGAGATAGTCACGAACCTAAAGTTGCAGGAGAAGAATTTCCGAAAGTTAGGTTATACAAATGTTGTTGATTCTCCTATCAAGAAAAGGACCTTTGTCATTGTTGATGAAGGTGCAGAACTTTCTCCTAACATCATTGAAGGTGAAGGAAAGAAATTCGCGAAATTTTGTCAGGCTTCCTTATCAGAGATATCAAGGATTGGTGGAGGTTTAGGGCTTAGATTACTTTATTGCACGCAATACCCAACTAAAGAAGCTGTTCCCATGCAGGTGAAAATGAACATTGTCGCAAGAATTTCTTTCATTGCTGCAGCACAAATTGCAAGTCGAGTAATCCTGGATGAAATAGGAGCTGAGGATCTTCCTTCTATTCCGGGAAGGGCCATATATAAGATTGAAAAGAAACGTACTGTGCAAGTGCCTTATATTGACGACAAATATATGTTTACTCAAATGGAGGCGAAAGAGGATGCTATCATCAACGCAATCAAGGGTAGAAAGCCTGTTAACAACGATCGACAAGTTAGGAATGGCGAAGATACGTCACCTACAATTAACCCATGATTTAAAAAGTTACAGCAATGCTTGCCGGGTTGTGAAACAGCTTTCCCCCTATATTAATGAAACAATGTTTGATAGGGAAAAGGTGTTGTATTTGAATAAGGAAGGTAGGGAGCTAATCGGTTCTACAAGAGAAATGAAAAAGAATTCCCTCATGGAACATACCTTACTTGGTAACGAAGTTTACTTTCACTTTAACTGTCCCGTTGATTGGAAAACAGAATATACGATTGAAAAAGAACCGTTAAACACTCGAGGTATCTTGTTTGGTGGCATGTCACTTGTAAAGCAAAAGATTGTCGCCGATGCTTGCTTTACTCGTAATGGATATCTTCATCTTATCGAGGTTGATAATACGCGTAGTATGATCGATAACCGCAAAAAGATTGATTCCTATGCAGATATGTTAGTAGAACTTAAAAAGAGAACTGCTCCCATTTTGTGTGTATTTACGACCAACAAGGAAAGAAAGCGTAAATTTGAGGATTGGATGAAAAAGAAAAATATCAGGGGAGAGGTTAAAACATTTGAAGAAATCAAGTAAGTATTTGTGTATAGGGTGGATAGTTGTACCAATACAATCGCCACTCAACTCTTATGACAGCCTACAAAAATATAAGCAACGAAAAGTTTCGCCATTATATTTTAAAACAAAAATCTGATGTTTTTCACGCGATGAAGAGCTTTTTTAAAAATGAAGAAACGCAAATACATGCTTAATTAGAGCAAACGCAGAACAAGATTTCTTGGTCTGCGTTTATTTGTTATGATGGGGGTGGAGTATAAAAATTTAAAGAATACACAGTATGCCATGTATTGGGCAAGAATGAGAAATGGGTGAAAAAGA